CCATCCACCTTTTCCAGAATAAAGCTCGTCCTCATTCCAACCGCCAGAATTGAGGTACTTGCACGATGTTTCCGCAATCTCCACGGCTCTGTTAAGCTGTTCCTGTTTGGTGAGTCCCCAGTCTTTCCACCTTTGCAGAATCTTGGCTTCCTCTTTAGCAAGGAGGTTGCACGTCCTCACAAGATGGTCTTGCTCGGCGACTTTTTGATTCAGCCGCTCGACCTCGGCCTTTGATGCGGCTAGTTCTCGCTCAAGCTCACGGGCAAAGTCTGCCTTAACCCATCCTCCCTTATTGGAATGAAGTTGAGGTTCGGCGGCATCTACGCGGGGCGTGTCGGTTTCCTGAGTCATATCTATGGTATTGGTAGTGGGATGGTTACAAAAAAGTACTTCTGTTGAGTTATTTGTCATTCAACCTGCTTCCCCCCGATACGGATCACGACCTCCATATGGTGAGTGATGTCGATCTTCTCCGGCTCATTGTATCCACATGCTTTGGCTAACATTTCACCATACTTCGGTGCATCCCTATTCTCTTCATTGGCGAACCTCGCATGAATGGTACGAATGAATCCTGCTCGACTGATCTCTAGTACCTGCTCGTTTTTTTCGCGTAGCTCGGTCACTCGTCCAATTATGTCCAAATTTTTAGAGGTAATCTGCGCGGACTTTCGGTTCTCTTTATATCCCGCTTTCTTTGCTGCTTTAGCCAACGGCAAACCGCTTGCGAGAGCTTTCGCAAACTTCTCCTGCCGAGGCTTTAATGGCTTTTTCGTCATGAGGTTAGCTCGGTGATCTCGCGTTGGATAAACCACAATGCTTTTCGGAGGTCTTGAAGCTCGGTATCTGCTCCACCCTTCTTTCCGGCTCGGTAGATGTACTTGATGGCAGCACCGCGGGGGAATGTGAGGTGACCGATCATGTCGATCAACTCTATCCCCTTTGGGTTATCCGTGTAGTGGGCCGGATGGTTGACGGGGTCACTCATGTTGCCATTCAAATGGTGGATCTTTCTTCTTCATCAGAACGGCAGATCGTCGTCAGCTTCGATGGAGGCAACCACTGCTTTGATAGGTGCTGGCTCAACTTTAGGTGCCTGCTTTGATGCTGGCGTAAGGTTGCCGAGAATGGTGCCCTTCTTTCCGGCATTCTTCTCCTCAAGAGTCACGCTCTCGCAGATGGTTCCGCACTGTCCGTACTGGTCGAGTTCGTCGTTGATGAAGAGGACGGCATCATAGAATTTGGCGGGCTTTCCGTTCTTACGGATTGCGTCTTTGACTCTCGATTTGTCGATGAGTGTGAGGTCGATGGATACGCGGACGATCATGGTTGGTTTGGATATGTGGTTATGGTGCGGGTGTGCTTTTGCAGGAAGAGTTTCCCTCGGAGGGGTTGGTCTTTCTTCAAATCGGGGTAGTTCTTTTGGAACGTGGAGAATGAGTCTCGGCGGGCATCTCCCTTACCTACTCGCTTCTCGGAGTGCTGAGTTTTTAGTACGGACATGATTGAGTCTTTGATCTAATGACCTGCTGATAAAATTAGATTGTACTGAGGTGTCAATACACCTGCAAGCCCGAAGAATGGGAATGCCTTCATTTGCCATCATCAGTAGCAGAACATTGTGTCGTACTTCTTACTGAGACACTCGTTGAGCTTGTACATATCGAGATGACCGCGGGTGCCGTCCACCGTGTTGGCTTCTTCCTTCTCGCACGGGACTAGCTTGTAGCTGCCATCGGGCCGCGTGACGTATCGACCGTATCGGGGAGTAGTCGTGCAACCGATGAGGAGCAGAACCGCAATGAGGATGATGGTTTTCATGACTGTGTGACAATATGCTCCCTGCTTCCGGTAATATCAATGTACGAGTTTGTTCTAACCATTGCCCCTCCGTTGATGGTTCTTTGCGTGACGGTACGCTCAAGCCGGATCTTTGGAAGGAAGTTGCCCATCTCATCGGCGATCTTGACCACAATTAGGAGATTGTCCGGCACAAGATACAGAAACCCGTTAAAGGGTACGCATAGGGATTTTGCCAGCATTGCTCCGTGGAGAATCTTATCATAAGTTACTAACCACTCATTCCCCCATGTCGTGAGTTGCCTGCGGGTCATGTCCCTACACTTTGACTCAAAGCATGAGGTGATTTCGTCATCTTTAATGGTGAATCCGTCCACCTGCGAGGGGTTCTTCTTTGGAGTGTTGACGAACATGTGCGAGGGAAAGGTGATCCGTAGGGAGTCGAGCATCTCCTGCTCCTCCCGTGCGGACTCCTGCCCTTTGGGTGTTAAAATATCGAGGCTCATAATTTAACAATCGTGCTGAACTCGCTACCGAGTCGCCGGATGATTGCCTCGCCGCGGTCGGCAGAGAACATCTCCCTCAACTGCTTCCCGTCCGAGTTGGATGTCCATATGGTCGGAAGTCTCCGGCTTGTCCGGTACTCCAGCAGGTCGTAGAGTTCGCTCTCTGCGCGGTCGGTCATCCGGTTCTTACCGAGATCATCCAGTAGGAGTAAATCGCAGAACTTGCTCTGATGGAGGATCGCTTTGGCGATCTCCTTCGTCGAAGGGTTATCGGCGAACTGGTTGGCACTGTTTAAGGCTAGATCGGTCGATGAGATAAAGAACACGTTGTGATCCTCATCATGCATCCGCTTGAGCAGCATCACCGCGGCGCGGGTCTTCCCTTTGCCGGATCCTCCAATGAATCCGATCCCTTTGGGGTTCATTGACCACATTTCGGTCGCCATTACCAGCGGTGCCGGAATCCTCAAAATATCGCTCTCGTGGTAGATCGGAGGGATCATCATCTGAAAACGCTGTATAGACACCTTCTCGGCACGGGAAACAGCATCCTGCTTTTGATCGTTGACCGCTTTTTCAACACATGGGTCGCACTTGCGAGGTTCAAAGATGGTTTTCCCGCCGAATTGGATCGGTTCGGATTCAAAGGTTTCGTTGCAGTCTTCGCAGGTATAAATCTTGATAGTCATTTTAGAAGTCGTGTTCAGAGGTTGCTAGTGCGAGGGATCCGGCTGAGATGGGGGCATCGATCCGGTTGAGCCAGTTGACCACGAACCTTCGGGTCTTGAGTTTTCCGCGGCGGGTGGATAGCCACGCATCCATCTTGCGGGACTCGGACTCAACATTGAGGTGGGGGTAATGAGTCTTGAGAGAATCCATCCACTCAACATCCGAGAGCTTTGGAGTCGGGAGTGGTTTCACCACGACTGTCTTCTCTTCTTTAGTCTTAAGTTCTAAGTCTTGAGTATTAAGTAGCATATCGATCGCACTGCGATCGGTGTGCGTTCGCATTGCGATCGCATTGCGTTCGCATGATGAGTGTCGAGCCAAAGCAGACTCCCGCGCCTTCTGAGATTTGGCGTAAGTCTTTTCTAGCTCGGAGGTTACCTTCCGGTGAGTCCATCCGGCATCGGTTGGGTTGAAAAACTCGACCAGTACCGACTCGATGACCTCTGCGGTCGCTCGGAGCTTTCGCTCAAGACCCTCACGCTTGAGCGGCAACTCCGTATCGTATGCCATGTCGAGCATTCTGCGGTAACATAAATCCTCATCATTAGTGAGGTGAGTGGTCGCGTGATGATACGCTTTAATATCGAACTGGAAGTAGTGCATTAGAGGGATTCGATGACTGCTTGGTAGTCGGGACGCTGCACCCAATCGGTTTCGTTAAGGAGGTGGAGGAAGTCCTCCGCACGGATGATGACCACCCACTCCGCGTGATTCTTCCGGTGCCACACGGTAGCAATCTTGGTGCCGCAATCGCGTAGTGCCTGCGCCAATGCTTCATAGAGACTGAGCCTCTCGACTCGTTTGCATTCGATGTGAAGGAATGAGAGGGAATCGCACCGGATGTCCGCGGACTCTCCACCAGTATTTCCGCAATACTGCTGAGACCTTCGGGCCGGATGACCGTGATCTTTGAGGAAGAGAGCGAGATCACGCTCTCCCGACTTGCCCTTTTGGTTACTATTCATTGTCCAACTCCTTCTCAAGTGCTTCGGCATCGACTTCGTGCCCGCACTTGGGGCACTCGCACGGGTCTGCCTCTGCCGCGGATCCCTGCTCGGCATCTTCCATCCTGCCGGACATGTGTCGGTCGGGAGTTGATGGAGTAAACGCGACCTCAAAGTCGTGATCACATTCCTCATTACTGCATGTGTAACTAATCTTCATTTTCGTTGTCTGTATTGTTAAATTGGTGGATGCGTTCTTGGAGGGTGAGGTAACGGGAGGGGGAGGGGATCCCGATGAACAGTCTCCCGTTCATCATCGCCTCTCCTGCCACCCCCCGCGGGGGAGGTGTCGTTGGATCGTCCTCGGTTTGACTGAGGTGGTTAGCCCTCCTCATGTCCGGCCTGCTCCATCTCCTGCCCCTGCGCCTCACGGATCTCAAGGATCTGATTTTTTAAGCAGAGGGTGATCTCTGCCTCTTTCCCGTGGTGCCGCTTCGTGACCCCATACGCATGGTAGAGGATGCCGACCGCTACCTCGTAGGCATGCAGGCGACCGGAATCCTCACCATCCTTATGACCCTCCATATACCCGTGCTCATATGCATAGGCAGAACGATCCAATGCGGTGGGGATGATGGACGTTGGGGTGGTTCCTAAGTGCCTTATGCCGAGTGTTTCCCAAAATCTGATCCATTTAGCGTGTATCTTTGTTTTCATTGGTTTTGTTTGGTTTGGTTGTTGTATATACACCCGCAGTCAACGCTTGTAGATTGTGAGGGCACGATCCAGCAACTTAAGGTTGCTGAGATCAGCTTTCCGGTACGGGTCGGGCGCGACTTGCGCCGACTTAAGGTCAAGTTGTTGCCGGACTCTGCATGCTGGCACTCCCACGAAATCGCAAAGGATGTCGCAGGATTTTGAGGAGAAAAACTCAATGAGTTCCTGTGCGTGAGTTGACGATTCGATGTTGATCGGTGTCCGCGTCGAACCGTCTCCGCGCCGCGACCAGTGACTATTGTCAACGGTGAGGTCAACTCGGATCGCCCCGCACTGCTTGAGGTGTTTGAAATCCTCCACCGCGCATTGTAGCACTTCACTGGCAAGCTCCTTGTAACGGTCGATGATGTCGCGTTCATGGTCGGTCATTTAGCCTCCACGAGTGAGACGGTATCCTCGCCGATGGAGGAGGGGATCGGTTCGTCGGTGAGTTCTGACCACCTTTGCTTGACTGCCTTCGTGTCAAGGCGGGAGGCACCCTTACGCCTTTGCAACGTCCAACCTTCCAGCACCTCGCCGGACTCAAGGGCACTCTTGACGATGCCGGAGGGATCAATGTCCTCCACCACTTCCTGCAACCTCTTGTACGCTTTGAGAAAGCGAGAGGCATTGGAAGGTGATGCCGTGATCCACTCCTTAGTGAATGCCATTGCCCTCATCTCGGTGGGGACAATCTCGGTACTGGAGATCACCTCAATGGCGGGAGAGAGTCGGGTCGGGCAGGTGGTTCGCTTTTGGCACCACTTGCAATACTGGTTGACGACTGCTGGCTCGTCTTGAGCCTGCACACGCTCAATGATCCCATAGACGATCTCGCGGGCATTCTCAAGAGTCCACACTTCAACGTGGTCATTGCCCGTATCGATGCCGACGATCCACGAGAAGCAGGACTCCTCTCCGGTCTGCTCCATGAGCATGAGGGCATAGACTGCCATCTGCTGCATATAGCTCCGCGGGTCAGAACGGGTGCCGGACTTGTAGTCCACCAATGTGAGGGTTCCGTCTTCATTATACCCCCACATGTCGGCAGTGCCGAAGGTGAGTTCCTTCAGATCGGCATCGATGAGTTGGAGGGTCTGCTCGACTCCACGGACATCAGAGATGTAGCGTTTCGCCCGTGCGTATGCTCCCGCGGCACCCTTATCGGTGATCGGTGTGCCGTGCTGGTGATGACTTTCAATCTGTGAGTGCAGATTGGATCCTCTGTCTGCCGCTTTGCCGACGACCGGATCGGGCCAATACTGGACGCAAAGGTTCAGCTTTGGGAACGCGGAAGGGGAGAGGGTGGGGTGGTGCCTGCTCATTCTGAGTCCTCCGTTAGCTTTTCCCGTGCGACTTTGAGCAGGAGCAGCTTGAGTTCCTGCACGAGATCCTCACGGGTACGATTGATCTGATCGACACTCCGTTCGATTGCCAGTAGTTGCCCTTTTACTGTGGCATCCAGTTCGTTGAGGTCGTTCATGCTGCCTCCTTCATGTCGGTGAAGCTGAAGGCGACAACCTCTGCCCATTTGGTAACGATGCCCTTAAGGTAATTGACGGGGAGAGTCTTGACGGTGGTCGCATCGACCTTTGCGTCTTTGCTCTTGAGGTAGGCAAATATCTCCGGCTCAGAAACCTTATCGGTCTGCATGAGTGCGGCGACTTCGTTCGCCCAATCGCGGGAGGGGGCCGACTTCACCGGAGCAGGCATGCATGCCGAGTTGCCGTCATCGTCGGAGGCAGCAAGTGAAAGCACCCCCTGCAAAGAGTATCGGCGTTGGTAAGAGACGGCAGACCCGATGCCCTGCATATCGTTCTTGCTAACGATAAGTGCGGCAGTGGACTCGATGAACTCGCCACTCTCGTGGAGAAGGACGGTGGTGAGGGTGCCCTCTCCAACCAACTGGAGGACTGAGAGACCTACCTCTGCGAGAGGGCCGCGGACAGCACCGAGGATCCCACCGAGATCGGCGAACTGATTCTTGAAGTGAGGGTTCGTCGCGTTCTTGTGGATCGCGGGTGCGTTGGAGTGGAACTTCGCAAGTGCTTTAGCGAGTGCCGTGATGCTGTCGGATTTGGTCATGTTGCTCATGAGTTTGGGTGGGTTGGTGGTTTAGAAACGGGTGCTAGTGCGCCCGATGAGGAAGGTGGTAAGTACGAGACCCGCCACGAGGATTAGGTGATATGTGCTCATTTTGTTGTTGTTGTTTTGGTTGCTTGCTTCGGGTGTGTAGACACCTTTGGGCAAAAGTTTGTGCCGGATGGGAAGAGGCGTGAGAGGAACTGATTCCAGATCAAATTGGGACGATCTCCTAAGTAGTCGCGGTAGTTCATGCATTGGCCTCCACGAGTTGGTCGAGGTCTGCCGTCTTGATGAGTCGCGCCTTTCCGAGTGTGTGACTCTTTAGGGCACCGGACTTCATCAGTTTGTAGATAAAGGCAGGTGTCGCGGAAATCCGTGCCGCCGCATCTGCGGGACGGATATACTTGGGTTCGGGTGTGTGTACACCCTTTAACAAAAGGGGGGCAGGTTTGGGTGATGTAGTCAGTTGGTTCATTTGGTTTTTTTGCTGTCTGCTGCAAGTGATTCGGTGATGGGTCGTTTAAGAAAGTCAGAGATGTTCATGCCCGCATGTTTTGCCAGTTTGATGAGTCGCTCCTTTTCAATGGGCAATAGCCACAAGGTCTGTAGCTTTTTCCCTTCCATACGCATGTTTGCCATGAGGGTTAGTTACACCCGCTATAGACACCTGTAAAGGATTATTTAGCATTGTTAAAAATAAAACGGATGATGATTCTCCGTCATCCGTTCCGTTCCGTTCCGTTCCGTTCCGTTC